CCTTGTTCTGATAGCTGCCTGTCTGAATGCTTCCCTCTACAGCGAATTTCCGCCCTTGGCTCATGTACTTTTCGGCAAATTCTGCATTCTTGCCAAAAGATATACAGCGGATAAAGTCAGCCGTTGACTCGCCCTCTCTCTTGTACCGCCTATATACCGCCAGCGTGTACTTTGCCACCGCCATAGGCTTTTCCCCTTGCGAGTATATAATTTCTGGATCCCGCACAAGCCGACCGATTAAAACTACATGATTCATGCTTTACCCCCTTGAAAAGCTTCTGCATCCGATAACTTTCCCGCTATCGTCTTTCACAGTGTCGCCAACGATTAAAAAGTTCGATGTATCAACATCCAGCCCCTTTAATGCCTCCAGCGTGATTTTTGAAACAATGAAATAGCAATCTTTGTTATCAGCATTTTCGATAAGCAACCGCTCAATATCTTCCCCCATGTCTTGCCGCAAATACCCATATTTGCAGATAATAAATCCGTCCTTCTCCTCCCTAGAAAGCTCTACCCTGTCCGCTCTCAAATTTCCGCTTGACGAAAATGTTCTCTTTGTGCCGTCCGCTTTGATATATACAATCTCATGCGGCGTTAAATTTATAATCTTCATGTTTTCCCCTCTCACAAATAGTTCTTCCCAAACACCCGCATAAACTCCGCCCGGCTATGGGATTGTTCAAATTCCTTTTGCGCCATTTCCTCCAGCTCCCTGTCATACTTGCCCTTATCATGCAAAGCGCTATGGCATTCCCGGCAAAGCCAGACAGTCAAGCCGTACTTATCCGCCATCTTCCGGCGGTGTCCGTGCAAGCAATGATGCAGGTCTGTGTGTCCATACCGCTGACATATAAAGCACCTTCCTTTCTCCGTTCCGTCAATCATGGAGCAATGCTCCTTCCTTCCCTTCCAGCAGTTTCTTGTCGTTATCCATTTTCTGGATCAGCTGTTTAATCGCCTCAGGCATTCTAAGATTCTCCCTTTCTCGCTTGGTTACTGTCTCGAAGGCCTTGATAAAATGCGACTGCTCCACCGTCTCGACCTCCTCCGTCTTCAGTTGCCCTATCTCTCTAAGGCTTGCGGCACTCCCTATCGCCCTTTGGCAAGCTGGAGGTAGCTTCTCAAATTCTGCTTCGGCGTTGTAGTAGCTGTTTCGGATTGCCTTTCTTACAAGCGACCATGCCTCCGTGCCGGTAAGTTCGTTTTGCACCGGGTGTTTGATTTTTACAATGCAATCAACCACTTGCCCCGGGGAAGGCGGGAATCCTTGGCGGTCATTCGCTAGGAATAACTGCAAGCCTCTTGAAGCCAAATGGAAGTCGTATTCACTTAGCACAAGCGACCATGCCAGGAGCATTCCCCTTATGTCCTCCGAGCCAAACTGCTTAAAATGGCTAGGATATGCGCTCCGTATCGCCAGCACGATCCTTCCAACCTCTTCTTCCGTCATGTTTATCCTCCTTCCGCTACCCCGCCGAACCACTCATCCATGATTGAGGCTTCACCCCTAGCAACCTTTGCCAGATAATCATCCTCCCCAAACATACTTCCCGGCTTCCCCGCCTTATGCTTATTCTCATAATTCCCTTCCAGCACCTTGGTAAGATTCGCGGGTTTCATAAGCCAATCAAACCCCGCTTGCCAGCCATTGGCATTGGTGCCTTTCAAAAAGTCCGATTTCTCCGTAAGGGCAAAGGCTCGTTTTATCTCCTCTAGCCCGAAATCATTAAGCCTTGCCTTGATTGCCTTCTTCCGGGAATCACTAAGCTTCAGCACCCTAGGAAGGCTAGGGCATATTCCGTGAAAAGCATCTAACACGGCTTGATAGTCCGTCCGGTCGGTTTTCGGTGGCGTGTAAACGGCAACGTTTTCACGAGATTCCGAACGTAGTGAGGAATCGGCCTTTCCCCCCTTGGGGGGACTATATGGGGGTAATAT